AGGAACCCGATGCCAGCGCACATGGACGTTAAGTAATTAAGGATGGTTGCCTTGCTCATAGCCGCGGTCTTACTTGTCCTAGTCGATAGGGCCGCAAATGGGTCGAGGAATAGCCGAACATCAAGGTGCAACCATTGCACGATGTCGTCGGATTCCCGAACTAAATGCGCCTTGTCGAACTCCAATTGCAGATATCTCACATTTCTTATGAGAGCTGCAATCGGAGGCAAGGACAGTAGTGACGATTGGGCGTCCAACCCTTCAGGCACCAGGTCGACGAATCTCTGAAGTTCCAACTGAAACTTCTGAAATTGGCCGATCTGGCGCTTGATGGCTTCTTCTATGACCCTCGCCTTACACTCATTTAATAGAATCAGGACGCGTGTCCCGGCTCTAAGAAACGAGTTACAGGAGAGAGCGGATCCCAGGAGTATCGAGGCCAACGTATTGGTCTTGTACTTCCGGAGTCCCCGCGAGTCCTCACGGACTGGTAGCAAGAAGAATCTCCAAGCTTTCTCAGCAAGGCGGTCCGAACGGACGGCCATGCCAAGAGAGCCGAAGAGGTCAGCCAACAAGCCCCGGGAAACCAGTGTTTCTGATCGAGGTAACCAACGTCCCTCTAGCTCCCTCAACCAGGTAGCCACACCATAGAAGGAAACATGAGAAACCAGTGACGTCGGCACGACGTTTGATTTATCATCAACCTTCCGGGTGCGAACGGCCTCGAAGAGAGAGCCTAAGGGTGCGCCAGTTACTTCCGTACCAGAGTGTATCCATCGTTTCGCGAATTCGTATGTGTCGAGTGACACATGCGATTTCGGTACTGAGATTTCAACACCTAACTCACTCATAATTGCTCGGTAGTGCTGGGCGACGAGATCATCACCAATGACGATATCGTCCCCGAGCAGTACGTAGTTGCTAAACGAGACGGGCTTCCCCGCACGTTGAGCAGCTACCCGAACAATTACGTGGTGGCAGATACTGAAAATCGCCCACGAACTATAAGCGCCCATGGGCTGCCCACAAGCATACCGAACGGTTTGCTTAGTATGGCGAACCCATGAAACGTCATAGTCGCGATCGATGATCAGTCTGCGCCACGCGTCCGCATAATCCGCTGCAACTAACACCGACAGCACCGCCACCTGTAACCATACAGGGAAGCGATCTGTCGCGGCTGTTAGATCCAGCGAATGATACGGACCTTTGTGAGCCAGTTTGGCGCGGAAGGAACCTTGATTAAAGGTACAGTCGCTCCGAAGGCTCTTCAAGAAACTCATTGCTGAGTCATGTAGAGGCTTCAGAACGGACTGGGACCAGTAATCAAGGATAGCAACGATCCTCACCTTAGCTTCCTTATCCCTGACAAGCGAAAGCCGAGCCGACCTCCCTTTCGGGGTCAGCTTGAACTTCG